CGCAGTCGTCGTGCCCTTGCCAGCCTTGGCTTCTATGCCGAGGAAGTGGCCGTTGACACAGCAGAGGAAGTCGGGGACGCCTGAGTTACCGTAGCCGGTGCCTATTGGCATAGCGTAGTAAACATTGTGGGCCTTGAGAATGCCCTTGATCTTTGCCTTGACCTTGGTCTCGGGGGTGGTTGCCATCTAACACTCCAGTTGTTTATGGAGCCTAATGTACCACAGCATTTGACTTTGTACAAGTACAGACGTAAAAAAACCCGCCGAAACGGGTTGGTGTTTACCCTAACAATGTTAGGCTGCTGTGTTATTTTTGATGCGCTGTATCTCTCGAACTAGATACCACTGCGCCTTCTCTAAGTCCTGCAACTGATTGCCTTTGTGGTCGGCACGGGTGACGTACTTGACCACGTTGCCAATGTTGTAAGTCAGTTGCTTAGCCTCAATGAAGTCAATGGTCTCGATGCCCCCCACCTTGTAGTGGTCGGGGTGGTTCACTGGGTCGTTCATTTGTCTTTTCCTTTCTGTTTTTTGACGAACTCAATAAGAGCCTCTCGTATCTTGGCTTGCTTTGTGTACGGATACTGCGTCGTGAAATAGTCCAGCACCTCATAAGGAATACGCAAGCTGACACTGACCAACGTAGGCTTCTTGTTAGGGCCACGCCCCGTGCGCTTTTTAGGTAGTTTTAAAAACTCAATTCCGGTTGTCATAGTAGTGCCTCTGGTTGTTGTTTAAGTTTTTCCTTTTGCGCTGCTCGGTACATTTGCTCCAGCAGCTTGGGGTCTACCCGCCGGAACGGGTCGTAGAAGTTGATTGGTTTTTTCTTCCGTTTGGAAGATGTGGTTGTTGAAGCATTTCCGTTTTCTAATGACACAGTTTGTTTCCTTTCGTGTTCGTGAGTCTTTTACATCAGTCTGTGCGTTGCATATGGGGCATCTCATGTGTCGCCTTTATTCTAATTTCTCAAATTTCACCCAACGAAACCCGCCGCCAACATCAATAAGTTTCATGCCACCAACTACATCTCCTAGTTTGATTTTGTTTTTCTTTAGTAGTTGCAAAGCTTTGTCTTTATCAGTCATGCGCTTTCTCGCCTCTTTCTTTGCCGCTTTCCACCCTGCTGTAAATGCATCGTAATCAGTTGGAGCGGATAGCTCGTTTTTGTTTGCCCATTCAAGATGCGCTTTTTGCATGGCATAGGTCATGTGTTCTTCTCCTTGAGTTTGGCTTCAATGGCTCGGGCAAAGGATTCCTCTGGCCCCCAACAAGAATTAAAACCAATCTCGGCGTCTATTATTTTGCTAACCTCCTCTTCCGTCAGTCCTACCCACGGCTTCCGGTAGACTTGCGTGTCATCGTCATCATCTCTCTCCAACATCTTTCTGTATATCGCCCTAGCAGTAGGCGTATCTGGCATGTTGTTGTCTTTTAATAGCTTGCCGATTACGTCACGCTGTGACACTCGCTTAATCATATTTACTCTTTCCTCTCAGCATATCGACTGCCCGTTTGATCCTGTACCAAAGACTGCGGCGCAGGTAAGTCGCCTCTAGCTGCTTCCTCAGTCGTGCGTTCTCCAGCAGCAACTCGCTGTTGTGCGCGGACATTAGTTCCCACGCTTTCTCAATATCTTCTTCGTTCATGTGTTCTCCTTAGTAGCGTGAAGCACGGCCTCAAAATGTTTTGGGTTAATGCTCTCGCCGTGTTCTTGCTTGTACTTGTGGTTAAGCTGCCCAAACAAAATCAAGCGGTTGAGTGCTTCCTCTACCGTCAGGCCAAGGCGTTCATGTAGGGGTTGTTTGTTTTGTTTCATGTGTTCTGCTCCTTCGCATGCACACTGCACTTGGTACACTTGCCATCAACAATGTCATGCGCCTTACCCTCATGGCACTCATGCGCCCCGAACAGCCTAGCCAGCCCCGGCGCATATTCGCCACCAATGCGGTACAACTTTGGATAGGCGGGGTGGAAGTATTCAGTCATGTGTTCTTACTCCGTAATGCAGCTTCTGCCGCAATAAGCAAATCTTCCCAACCATATTGAGCCGCCGCCATTTCAAACTTTTCGTCCTCCGTCAGCCCTACCCACGGGCGCTGTGGTGGGGCGGTGTAGAGTTTTGTGCCAACAGCCAAGTGCTGGCTAAACTCGCATTTAAATCCGTCATTGTTAACCTCTACCACTTTGCCAACAGGCTCCTGCTCTGGCAGGGGTGCAGGTTTTTGCACATCGTCAATCTCGCCGCAGTGGTAACACTGCCACGCCCAACAACCTTTTTTGCTGTGACAAAAGCGACACGCCACAGGCTCCTGCACTGGCTGTGCCAAGGCTGCTTGGATGGAGGTGATGGCGTCAAGGATGTATTCAGGCGCTCCGTCTTCATCATGCTCACGATAAATGTCGCGCTCAGTTTTTAACGCCTCCAGCGCCTGTTGCGCGGCTTGTATCAGTTTGTCAGTCATGGCTTGGCTCCTATGTTGTGGGCGGCTTGCGCTGTGCTGCTTTCCAATCAGCAACAAAATCAATTGCCTGTAGCCCGTACTCAGCAATGATGTTGTTGATGGCCTCCCATTCGGGCGGCGGCTCGGCTTGCTCCAGCGCAGCTTTAATAGCATGGCGTACATACTTACGCTCATGTTTGTTAGTCTCAATATATTCAAGGCACATCGTCAGTGCTTCATCTTTAGTCATCACATCCCCTCATCGGCCAGTGCTTCGGCCAAAATTAAACAAAAAACACACTGTTGGTCTTCGGTACTTTTCCAATAACCTTCTTCCGTGATCAATGTCGTTCTGATGTACGGTATATCAGCGCCATCACAATCGCCTGTTAGTGCCATCTCCCTCAGCAACGTGCTGATCGGGCCGTACTGGAGGTGCTCGTCATCCGGGTGGATGCGATATGTATAGTCGCCTTCAACCACCAAGTGCAAATAATTTGCGAATATCCAATGGCGTTGAAATAACGCCTGTATCCTCGCACCACGGGCGGCAGCGTGTAGTAGTCTGTTCATGACGTTCCCCCTTCTGCTTTGGCAATGGCTTCACGGGCTAAATCGGTCAAACCGTAACGTGCGCCCATGTCTTTCAACGCCTCCAGCAGTGCTGCATTCACGTTATGCAATCGGCGTAGTTCAGCGGCGGCAAAGTAGCAATGTCTGGCATACCCGCTACGGGTTGCGTCATAGCGTTCCAATCTTTCAGCCAGCCGCAAGGCTTCTGGTTGCGCGCTCATGCTGCATCTCCTTCTGCTTTGGCAATGGCGGCGCGGGCATCTCCTGTAGCTGGCCCATGCAAGTTAACGAAATCTGTTATTAACAGTAACGCTTTGCAAGCTGCCAGCAAATCTTTGTTGCTCTCATGCAACTGGCGCAGTTCGGCGGCGGCAGCAAGGCGAACTAGCTCTCTAGCCTCGTCTTGTTTATGTGAATTGCCGCCGTCTTGCCAAGGCAAGTATCCCGGCTGGCTGTGCCACGTTTCGTAAAGCGCTTTCGCGCAAGCCTCACGTTCAGCCACCATTCCAACTTCGTAGCCTTCTTGCCAAGACATGAACGACTTGGGGTCAAGATTTGCGCGCTCCGCAGCAGCAACGAGGTTGGCAAAGGTTTCAACGTGATGCAGAAACCTATCCCTGTCCTTGCCCATGCCGTAGTATGAAAGCCCAGAAGCGTCTGCCGTAAGGATGATTTCATCTTGTGTCATGGTGTTCCCCTCGTTTTCAACATGGCGTCTGCCATTACGTAGGCGTCACGAGCATACAAATCCTCCATGGCCAGTGGCCGAAAGTAAGCATAGGCCAACATCCCCTGCATTGCCTTCGCAGCGAAGTAATCTCTGAGCGACATGCCTTGCTCTGTAATGTGCGCCACCCCCGCTGGCGCGGGAAACGCTGGGCCTCCTGTGTTTGTCGTCATTTCAATATCTCCCTCTCAAGCGCAGCCACGCACTTGTCAATTTCGTCAAAAAGATATGCGGGAATCTTCGTTTCGTTGGCGTGTAAAACGCTCTCCATTGCCGACAACAGGCGCAAGAGTTTTAGCAGTTCTTGCTTAGTCATACCACGGCCCAATACATAAGTCCAGCCACCGCACCCAGAAAGACAGTCGTCATCAAGAACAGGATGACAATGGTCACCCAGTACATAAACTCATCAATGCCACCATAGTCTCCATCGTCACTCATGTTGCTCTCCTCGTAGAATATGTTTCTCTTGATCTGGTTACTCGGTCGTACGCACGTATCAGGTTGCGTTTGCGCTCGGGGTCACTGATGGGTAATTGTGTCTTTGCGAACAGGTTCGCGTTGGCCTCGGCCTCCTCAAACGAATGAGGAAGCCACACTGACTCGGGCGTTCTGGCCCGCGCCTCAATCGCTTGCTTTATCAGCATGTTGCTAACAAGCAGCACCATCTCCTTGGTGTCACTCATTGCTCACTCCTTGGTGTGTAGCGAGATGCTTGGTCAGTCTTGCTATCCGGGTGTCGTTGTAACGCACCACAGACACGGCATAGTCCACTGCCGTCTCAGCTTCTAGCTTGCACAGGTGAGCGACAGCTAACTCAGCGGCGATCATCTCCAGCGGCGTGGGCTTGCGTAGATAGTTCTTGATAAATGTGATCACTCGTTTTCTCCTTCTGTTTGTTCGTCTAGTTTTAGTACGTAAATCTCCTTGCTCACCCTACACCCGACATCCGTGACGAACTGTTTCTCGTTCACCAGCTTGAGCAAGCCCAGCTTTTCACGGAACTTGACGGGGAGGGTAGTATCGTCGTAAAGTTGCACATTGTCATCTATTTTGACTAGGTACTTACCCTCGTCCACGACAATAAGTGCAGACTTTTTAGCCCCCATAGCGTCCTTAACTCCTTGTATAGTAGACAGTTCATCTGATGCGATCCGCAGCATCTCCAAGTTTTTTGCAACGTTGCCATCATTCTTTATTGCGTACTCCAAGAACAAAGCGTACCCCGGACCTTTGATCACGTAGTCGATGGCTCTCTGTTTGATCTCATCTTGGTGCCTGCGTGCCTCTCGTTCTTTGCTGTAATGCTCTTGGCGAACAACAGTGTCAGCTTTATCGTTCGATTCCGCTGCTATCTCTAGCACTGATCTGGGCTTGAACGTCTTCTTAACCTTGGCTATTGCCTTCGCTGGGTCTGCGGTACTGTAGACGTTGCCACGTGTTTGAAGCCGGTGGTTATGGACTTCGACACCGTTCATCCCGTTGCGTCTGTTGTAGCTTCTTTCAATAGAGCCAAGCGTTTCCCAACTCTGGCTTATTGTGAAGTTGCTTAGCAACATTGATCCGGTTTTGGTTCCTTTGAACGTCCACATCGGGTTTTTCAATGCCAGTTCCCATACGACTTCGGCTAGCGGAGACACTATCTTGTACTCACCAGAAGACCCTTCGTTCTCAGGTGCGTGTACGTTAGGCAAATCCATCGGGTTGTTTGTTGTGCTCATGTGTTTCTCCTTACCAATTAAACTTACCCAAGATCGAATCGACCTTGGACTTCAACTCGCTGCGTGAGTCAGCGTCCTCTTTGATGTTCTCCAAGTTAGCCCCTAACATTGTTAGCTCTACCTGCCTGCGTGCCTCTTCCAACAGCGGGTCGTTGGTCACGTTGAGCTTGGTCAGCAGTGCACACAACTCCAGCGGGTTGGTCAGCAGCGAGTCGTGGTATCGCTTCTTGTCTCCGTCGTTACCCTCCTTCAGCTTCTCAGATACACCTAACAGCACTGAGTGCAGCTTGTCCCACGGCGCACGCATAGCCTCTTTCAGCCGCTCGTCGAACTTGTCGCGGAACTCTGCTCGCACATCATCCAAGTCTTCTGCTGGTATGTCTAAGCGAAAGTCGCCGGAGTCGGGCATGGGGTTGACTGATCGACGGAACCCGAACTTCTGCTTGACCTCCTCAATGTCAGGGTAGTCACCCGCCTTGTACAGTGCACCTAGGTTGGTAGGTGCTTCAGCTACCAGACGCGGGTACTGTGTGAAGAAGTTCTGGCACATAAAGTCAAACGTCCGCTCAAACCCATTCATGGTCTGCTTGTACTCCATGAACAACTTGGTCGGCAACATGCGCTCACCTTTGTCAGCCCACGGCAACGTGTGCAGGTTGTGGTACAGCCGAGCCCTAGCCGCAAACTTCTCGATGTCCTTACGCAAGCCCGTACCTGCGAACAAGTTCTTCTTGGTCTGCGATGCGTCTCGCACTGCCCCTGCGTTTGTATTGGTTAGCTCTGTTGTCTCCCGGTCGATCTTCGACGCAGGCCACACACTGATGTTCAACTCCACTAACACTGCTGATGCACTAATGCTCATTTCGTTACTCCTTGGTTGGTTACTCAATTTTTTTCCGGTTGCCCCGCCAGCTTCGCCATACGGTAGATGTCGTCGCTGATGAGCTTCATTACCACCTCGTCGGGGTTAGCCCACACGTGGTACGAGTAGGTGTTATTGCTATCGGCCCCACGGTTGTATTTCTTCTCGTACTTCTCCGCACGCTGCATGATCTCAGCTACCGCCAAGGCGTCCTTGATCGGCAGCACTATGCTGTTGTATCCAAGCTCCATAACCATCATGTCGTTCTCCTTAGTCTTTGATGTGAATCGTTTTGCCGTTCGGTGCCACCACATCGTTACCTCCTACGATGGCCCACATAACAGGGGCAGTCCAGTCGTTACCCCAGTCGCCGCCCACGTACCCGTCAGTCAGGACGATCACGCACTGAGGCACGATCTGCTCCTTCTTCAGGTAGTCCGACACACAGCTAGGTGATGTACCCCCACCGCCTCGTGGCTTGGTCGAGCTAACAATGTTAGGCACCTCGGAC